TGGTTTGCCGGTACCCTTTTGGATCTCGCCATACTCATCAAGTTTCCGGGCAAGTGTTTCATCCCATGATTGCCCCTCATGTGCCTTTTTTTCAACCGGTTTGAGTTGCATGCCCGGTTTGCCATCGGTACTCTTGGCTAGATCTAGCACTAACCGGGGGTTATCGTTATCTGTAAAGCCTCGGCGTATCATCAGGCCTGAGATCTTAACATTGCGGCGCTCTTTGATTTGATCGGCATCTAACATGGCCTCGCGGAATCCATCAACAACATGAACATTGTTATCATGATCAACACCGATTAACAGCCATGCGGCCGGATCTGAATACCCGCCATCCAACACCTCGTACCAAGTCCATGAGCGATCCAGTGAATCATAATGGCGCAAGTGCTTATCCCTTTCCCACCATGCGCAAACCAAACCAACACGCTTAACGAACTTACCGTACCGGCGCACCTGAATAGCCTGTGCGGATAATCCCCGGCTCATCTGATCCTTTTGTTTTTCAGTAAGCCAAGGGTTATCATCCCAACCGGCCTCAGATACATACAGATCCTCATTATCGGTGGCAAGATAGATCTCATCGTACACCCAAGTCATACCCTTGATCGGTGTCATAGTCATGATCACATCTAGCTGTACACCGGCCTCAACACGCACAAAACATTCCTCATAAATATCATGTGGCGGTTCCTCATCAAACCATATCAGGCGCTTACCGGCGCCTTGGAACTTATCGCGGCCTTGATCGTAGCTTTTGAATGTAATAATAGATCCGTTTTTCATCGTGATCTTTTTGATAATCTTGCCGCGTAAGTAATCAATGCGGGCAATTTGTTTGGCCGGTAAATAGGTTAGTAGCTTTTTTTGGGTAGTTTCCTCTTGGGCATCAAAAGATGGGCAAGCCGCCCATATTTCAATTGGTTCACCAATATCCCGGTATGGATGATTGTTAGTAGCGTACCGGCTTACCTCTTGGGCACCCCATTCAGTCTTACCAACTCGGTTCCCCCAAAATAATGTTCGGATAGCTTGCATGGCCGCCGTTGCGGCCTTTTGCTTATCATGCTGTTTCGCATACTTAAGCGGATCATCCTTGATCACCTCAATGGCTTTATCCTGTAATTTTATTGAGTTCAACAGCCCTTGCCTTTGCGATGGCGATAAGTTGTTCATCTGTCATATCCTCATATTTATGCGTTACCTCACCCGATTGTTCAACAACTGATTTGCTTTGCATACCAAGGTTATTAACAGCAAAGAATTGCGCAAACCCGGGATTCAACTTACCAATCAAGGCATTTTGTATCAGTAAACCCTTTTGAATCTTTTTTACACGCGTATATGCGGCGGAAAACTCAGGATGTTCCAATTCCCCCGCCTGTTCATGATCCTCAGGATAACGCTTGTTCGCCCATTCCACCAATGTATCATCGTTTACACCTATCTCATGGGCAAATAACTCTAGTGTTGGGAAAAATAATGCCTCGTATCGTGTTTCCTCTTTTGACCATTCACCACCTTTTCCATTGGAACCTTGGGTAATGGTTTTGATTTCCTTAACCACCTCGCGGCTGAAATAATCAATGAGCGCATCGGCATACTCAGGTTTGTACTTTGTTGGCCGCCCGCCCTTGTTTTTCTGATTGTCGCTCATTTATTTCATTTCCCCCATTTTGCATACTATCTAATTTGATTGTATCACTTTTTATGCATGAGCAATATATCTTGAGGTTTGAACCGGGTTTGATCCTTAAGTGGCATGTGGTACAAATACGCTCTATCATGGTGCCGGATCACTCACTGATGGTGGATCAACTAAATGCGATGGTATGGCTATGTTCAGTTGTTTTTTGGGGTAGTAATACAGATCCTCAATGGGTAACTCTGTTTCGCACTTTGGGCAATACATAGATCCTTTTTCAAGATCGGTAACAATGAATCCATCACCATCCGGGATGATAGTGCCGGGCGTAACTAGTATTTCGGGGTGATTGCAATTCATTTCACCCTCAATGGTACCGCACCCGGGAATATCTTGGTAATTGATTCCATGGGATCTTTTGGTTCCGGTTGCTCAATAACCTGGTTTGGATCGTTTATTGTTGATAAATCAATTGTGGCGGCAAACTCATCAAGTGGCATTGGTTTTTTAGCTTTCAACCATAATCCCACTATTTTTGCCCTCTGATAACCTGTTAGTGCCATATACTCGCCTTTCCCCCTCAATAGGTGGTTTACGCTGTTATGATTCACAATCTAACTCTTTGATTGAACCCGAACTATAAGCTGGTTAGGCTCAGTTCCTTTGATTTTCCCCCTTGATAGAATCATTGAGTTTCCCATCCCATGATGAACAGGTTGAGGTCGGGGATACCGGCTAGGCATTGCCCCGATTACGATCTATTCACCATGATGGCAAGGTAACGGTTTTGTTTTATGGATGGCCGCGAACATCCTGAGTTGTGAATGTTTATTTGTATCTTTCAAAGAGAAAACCCCCTGATTGCTCAGAGGGCTGTAACCTATCAGTTATAAATATACACTAATAGATAAGATTACGCAACCCTCTTGCGATACAAAAGAATTGCGACTTGATAGGTTACAATTCTTACCTAAAGTGTAACAAAAAAATCAAAGTAAGTAAACACGCTATATCTGGTGTATGGGGATGGTTGCGCGGTACTACATCCCCGAACCTTGTTTGTTTTACTGTAAGTTTCCAGAGTTTGGTGATAAGGTGCTAGGTTGCGCCATTCCTCTAGTGCTTATCATAACAAATTATGGTTTAATAAAACTATGAAATACTTAAAACCAACATTGATATTTATAGCGGGAATGTTAGCCGGGGCGGTGATCTTGTACGCGTACTTGTGGTATCAGGTGGCCTTAAAACTTGATGAAACTTGGTGCCAAGTGTATTCCGGTAATTTTTCCATTGAACAAGCTGAACGCTGTAAACAGTACAAATAAAAAATCACCAATCTCGCATGTTGGTGATTCATAGCGCCCGGGATAACCGGGAATCGCCATTATCTAAAGAGAATAGCAAGTTGATCCCGGGCTGATCTCATTATATCGCTTAAGGTGTTACCGGGCAAGTTATCCCCAATTTACGGAATATCGCCGGTTTATTACGTTTTTATGCTTGACAATACAACATAAGCGAACTATAATAGAGGTGTAAGATAAGTCAAGGAAAGGAATCGCCATGACAACAACAGCAACACCAAATGTAATGGTAACGGCACTAGGTCGTTACATCCCAACCCGGTTCACTCAGGCCAAGGGTTGGAACGGTAGCCATACATCTGTGATGGTTTACATTGATCCTGAAATGCGCCATACATACGCTTTCAGCGGCAAATCAAAAAACGGCAAAATGTATTCGCACCGATCCACTGAGGATTTACAGCGTTACATTGATCGTTTGATTGAAAACGCCAAAAGAATAAACAAAATGAAAGTTGATCGGATCGCTGAACGTGATCAGCCAACAACTCTTAAGGTCGGGGATATTGTCGTTGATTCTTGGGGTTACGATCAAACTCAGGTTGATTTTTACATCGTTACTGAGATCGTTGGCAAGCGAACAGTTAAGATCCGCGCCGCCGGCGCTACCAGTGGTGAGGCCACCAGTTGGGCATCAGATACGGTTACTTGCAACGGTAAACCTTACGGTGAGGAATACACTTGCCGGGTTACTTACGGCAAATATGTCAATGTTACCAAGGCCGGCGGTTTTGGCGGGCATCATACGGCTCATCCTTATGATGGCCATCCAATGCACCGATCATGGTACGCGTAATAAATAAATTAACGGCCGGGGCAACCCGGCCAAGGGGGAATAATGAAAACAATACAAATCAGGGAACCATACGCCGGGCAAGCATTTGTGCTATCTGAGGATTGCGCGCTTGATGAGCCATGGGTTTTTGATTGTGAGCATGAGTTCATAATCACAAGGGATAGTTTTTCGCATGATGCCTATCCGGGCGCCGTTGAGCATACGATCAGCGCCGAATGTGAATATGGTTGCGATCTAACCGAATGGGAAATCCAAGATGCAATTGATAACTATTACGATGGTTTAGATTACGATAGATCGGATGATTACCGCGATGAGTAAAAATATAATGTCGTTTGATGAGTTCGCCGATGGCATGAAATACACCGTTAAGGTTGAAATTGAGTGCGATTACGAAACGGTTGCATCAACTGAAATTGAGCTTGTGGCTGATAGCCATTATGAACACCTAGTAAACACCGATGATGTGATTGAATGGTTGGGCAAAATGGAACGCGGCGTATTAAGCGATGATATTAAAAACAGATACGATGAGTACCTTAACGAAAGTGAGGGATACGATGGCTGATAGTAAAAACGATCAGATCCAAAGGTTACAGCTAGATATTAACCAAGTTTCGCGCGCCAAGAGTGTGCTGAATCAAAATCAGATCCAAAAGATTTTCAACAGTACCCCGGCCAAGTATAAGTACACCCGGCCGGCAAAAGGCGGCGGCAACTGGACTTATATTAAAAGTTCATATGTACGCAAGGTACTTGATGGGGTGTTTGGTTTCAACTGGAACTTTGAGATTGAAACAACGCTTGCTGAGGCATTTGAGATCGCCAAGCTAACCAAAGTGTGCGTTGTTAAGGGAACACTTACCGGCAAGGTTCACATGGATGGTGAATGGCTTGAGATCCGCAAAACTCAGTTTGGCCGATCTGAGGTTAAGTTCAAAAAGGATAGCAATGATCCGCTAGATTTTGGTAACGATATGAAAGCGGCAACATCTGATTGTTTGAAAAAGTGTGCATCGCTGTTCGGGATCGGTGCTGATGTATATGAGGCCGATGAGTTTATGGAAATTGAAATCATAGGATCACTTGAAAACTCTGATCGCACTAAGCAAACCGAAAAGCGCATCAAGGCCGCTAAAAAAGCACTTGAGGCACAAGGATCAGAGGTATCAGATGAAAAAAATTGAGCTAACAGATAAAGAGTGTGCCGTTTTGGTTGATGCCTTAACGGCCACTGTTGGCCAACTTGATGCAATTATGGAAAATACGCCATCCCGCGAGGTGGCTGATGCATCAAATACGCTAATGGATATACTTGATAAATTAAAGGGGGGGAAATAATGAAAACCACTGTACATCTAACACAAGCTGAGATTGAACAGGCCATACGCGATTACCTTGAAAATAAGGCAACAACCGGGTATTACTACAAAATGGCCGGGGAATGGATAGTTGAATGGCTGATTGAGGCCGGTGGTGTCGCTTGCGATGCTCATAATGAGATCGTTGAGAAAAGCGATGATTCAGATTCCGATAACTAATGAAATGAAACAGATCGCCGAACGCGGAGAAAAAATGATCTTAAAATCATTCAAAGGTAATCACAATTACACCGGGCTATCCGCTGATCGCCGATTTTACTTTGGCATCTTAGGTGAACTAGCTACTGTTGAACTACTAAGGATAAAAGGGGTGCGCGTTAAGTACACCCCTAAATGGAACGGTAAGGCCGATTCCGGGGATCTGATAGTTTACGCTGATGGCTACCCGATCAAGGTTGATGTGAAAACCGCTAGTAAGGATTTTCATGAAAACCTATGGATGCCGGCCAAACAATATGATCGTTATACCTATGATGGGTACATTGGTGTGAGGATATGCGGTGATGTGGCTGAGATCCATGGCTATTGCGCCAAAAAGGATTTCACTAAATCAATGCATCCCCGCGCCAAAGTTCCAACCTATGGTGTGGCATTATGTGATCTGAGGCAAATGGATAAGCTATACCCTAAATTGGATGCCGGCGATACTTTGATAAAAATCTCTTGACACTGAACATAAGCGGGTGTATTATAGGGGTGTAACTAAGCGAAAGGGAATCGCAATTATGGAAAACATTATCAACATTAACGCAAACATTGATCTGAAAGCATTACGCGAACAGATTGAAAAAGCTACCAAGATTGAGGATGGTGAAAAGTTTTTTGAATCACTATCTGAGGTGTATGCCATTAAGGCTGAAATTGGTGCCGTTTTAGATCAGATTACTAGCATTGAAACTGAGGCAAAAGGATTGATCAATTCAAAGGCCAAGGCATTGTACGGCAATGAGTGGCAAGCGATCAGCGGTGAAAAGTTTAAGATCACCCGATCCCGCACCGGTGAGGTTTACAGCATTGTTGGCAACGCGCCACCAAGGTTCCTCAAGATCAAGAAAACTGTTGATAGCAAGGCCGTTGATAACTATGTTGCCGAAAAGGGCAAACTACCAACCGGCATTGAGATCAATGATCAGCGCGGTGAATCAATAAGGGTTACATTGAAATGATCACCGTTAAGCTAAGTTACAGCATCATCAATGCATGGGCATCCGGGAACTTTGAACAGGCCGTT